AGAAGGATCTGAGTATCCAGAGTACGCAACTAAATGTGCAGATTGTAACGAGAAAGCAGTAGTTCAGATGGATGGTTGTGGTGTCTGTTTGGCCTGTTCTGCATCGAAGTGTGGATAAAATTATGAAAAGAGAAAAATTAACATACCAAGGCAAAACTCAATCCCTCGCTAAATGGGCAGAGGAGGTCGGCATTACCCGAGGCTCTATGGGCAGTCGTTTAAGAGAATTTGCATTTACAGACAGAGAGCAGTTCCTGTTGACTATGACCTTGAAGCAGAAGGGGAGGTGTTGGGTCAGATTGATTTAGATCCAGCATCAACATTGACAGCTAATAAGTTTGTTCAGGCTAAGAAGATCTTCACTAAAGCTGATGATGGATTGTCACAGCGATGGTACGGTAAAGTTTGGCACAATCATCCGTTTTCTAAGGGCGAGATAGCCTGCTCTGATAAGTGTAAAAAGAAAACCTGCGTGACACGAGGCCATCACATCTCAGAGGATGTTCCAGGCAACAAAGATTGGATAACTAAGCTGGTGTCATCCTACAATGACGGTGCAGTGACAGAAGCTTTATGTATCTGCTTTGCTGTTACCTCAGAAGGATGGTTCCAGCCACTTGCCGACTTCCCTCAGTGCTATCTAGCTCCACGAACTAATTATTACAATGAGCATGGAGAGAAAGTATCTGGAGTGACGAAAGGATCTGTTGTAACGTATCTCGGGTCAGACATTAAAAAGTTTGCTGAAGTGTTCGGTAAATTTGGAACTGTAAAGGTAGCTTACTAATTGTGTTATACTTCTCGTCAGGGCTAGGCCATGCAAGCTGAATTGGGGAACTCGTTATTCCCCTTGCCTGTTTTTTTATTTAAACGATAATTCACTGACGAGGAATTACGCTATGAGTTCTACTTCAAAAGTTTGTACCAAATGTGGGATTGAGAAAGATCTAGAAGAGTTTTACACTTCAAAAATTATTAAAAGTGGCAGGGTTTCTAGATGTAAGGTCTGTATAACTGCTCAAGTTTCTGAGCGACAAGCTAAACCAGAGATAAAAGAAAGAATAAAAATATACAAAGCTGAATATCATGAAAAGAATAAAGAGCGTGATAATGCTAAGTCAGCTGCTAGAAGAGCTACACCTGAATATAAAATCTGGATAAAAGAATATAGACGTAAATACAGGGAGACTAGGAATCACGTACTAGTCAACTATCGACAGGGTATGATGCACAAATATCATACACATAAACAAGGAGCAAAGCGTAGAAGTATCTCATTTGAATTTACATTTGAGCAGTGGTTATACGTCTGGGAAGAATCAGGACATTTAGACGAAATGGGCACTCATAGAGGACAATATTGTATGGCTAGACATAATGATGAGGGGGTATACGCTGTAAACAATGTCACCATTAAATTATCTACGGATAATGTCTCAGAAGGTCACACATTCAGGAAACTTAAAAAGTGAAAATCATCTCACCTAAAGTTCAAGGGTTTATTGATAGGGTAACCGCCTTTGCTGACAAGGCAACAGCTATGAAAAATCTGTCTGGTTGGATAGAACGTAACACTATCCTTGATGGTAAACCTTTCAACTTTAAAGATCACGAATGTCATATTGAAATTGCAGCTGATACTCACCCTTCTCTGAACGTAAAAAAATGCAGTCAAATAGGGTTAAGCGAACTTAGTTTACGAATGGCTTTAGCTACTGCAGCCGTAACTAGGTCACGAATTATCTATACGTTACCTACTGCAACTTTTGCGTCTAAGTTCTCTAAAGATAGAATAGCTCCAGTTATTGAAGAGTCTCCAGTTTTACAAGAAGTGTTATCCTCTGATACCAAATCTGCAGAGATGAAAAAGATAGGTAGTTCTACACTTTATGTAGTTGGCACCTTTGGGCAAACACAAGCTATCTCAATTCCAGCACAATATATTTTCTCAGATGAGATAGATTTTTCCAATCAAGAAGTGTTAGGGACTTTTCAATCACGACTACGACATTCAGAGGAAGATCCTGAGACCCACATCAAAGGACATACTCGCAGATTCTCAACTCCTACACTTGCTAGTTATGGCATTAGTAAATATTTTGAAGATAGTGATCAGCGATATTATTTTGTAACCTGTTCAAAATGTAATCATAAATTTGCTCCACACTTTACTAGAGATTTCGTTGTTCCAGGGTTCGATGATGCCATGACCAACTTCAGTAAAACGGACGTTCCAAAATACAACAGCTGCCCAAGCATAATCAAACAAATAAAGGGTTACACAACACAAGACTTTCACAACTTCGTTCTCGGGCTGGATTATGAGTCGAAAGACAACTCATTCCTGAAGTCAGTATTCCAGAACACTGAGAAATCTGAATGGGTCTCCCTGACTGCTGCCAAATCAACTGACCTACACAATACAGTCATAGGGATAGATGTAGGTAAAACTTCATGGCTGCTGGTCGGTAAGCAGGTTAAGGTCGGCCACAAGACCAAGATGATGATCATTCAGGCTGTCCAGCTCAGAGCCAAGGTCGGAGATGCTCTGGCAGAGCAGATTCAGAAATATATCGATGCGTTCAATCCTGCAGCAGTGGTCATTGACGCGGCACCGGACTTCAGTACAGCCTTTAAGTTGATTGAGACCAACCGGTACGGGCGGGTGTTCGGGTGTGAGTACGCCAGAACAGCGCCAGGAGCCTTTACACACGTTGCGCCTGATCCCGAGACCGGTGTATTGAAAGCAGCCAGATCGGGCACCCTGTCTGACCTGATGGATGCTCACAACTCAAATCTGATCGTTTACCCTGAACATGCCGAGGTGACTATCATTGAGGAGCACCTTGGCAACACCAAAAAGCTGAAGAAGCCGAGTGAGATGGGTGAGACTATCAGTTTCGTGAAGACCGGACCTGACCACTATGCCCATGCAATGAACTATTTGAATATGGCTCAGTCTTTGGTGGACGACAATGTGATGCTACCGAAGGTGGCCGGTGTTGCCCCATCAATTACTGGGATCAAAGTTGGGTCAGCGGCACCTGAAGTGAACAAAAAACCTTACCCATATTGATCCGTTTAGATACCGACAACTACTGACAAATAACTATTCTTCCTAAAATTTGACTTAGGGTGGTCTCATAGCTATTCTCGCTTGAAATTCATACGAGAGTGACTCCATGGCGACCACCAATAACAAACGTAACCCTGTTGCCAGTAAAAAGGTCGTCCTGCCTCGCAATGTGACCTCAGTTGTTAAGTCAAAAACTATTGAATCAACCACTAAGAAAGATCAGAAGATAACTGATCCTGACAATACGTGGGCAACCAGAGACCCGCGCACGTTAAGGCAACAAGGACAGGTCACCGAGGCCATACGAACTCTGGCTCGGGAAAATGGCAACCTCTCCACTTCCTTATTCGATATGGTTCAGATAGCCAATAGTGGCTGGAAAGTGGCGGCATATCTCCCGAGTACTGCAGAATTCAGCAGTGACGGCACCATGTTGGCTAAGAACATCATTGCCAGTATGGACACCCTTTATGATTACACTCAAGGTTTTGCCAAAAAGCGTCCCGTAAATATGGTGGTTCAGACCCTACTACGTGAGACAGCGATTACCGGCGGCTGCTCTATGGAACTGGTACTGGACAAAAATCGATTACCAGACCGCTTACAAGTGGCTGACTATTCAACCTTAGATTGGATGTCGGATGGAAAGGGTTACCGGTACCCACAACAGTCTCTCAGCGGATCACCGGTCAAACTCAATATTCCTACCTTCTTTGCTGAGTCTCTACACCAAGAGGCCAATACCGCCTACGCAACCTCAATCTTCAGAGCAGCTTTAGATAACATCTTTACCTCCAGTGAGTTCATTGCTGATATGCGTAGAGTCTTATTTAAGGCCGGTCACTCTCGATTGGTAGTCACTCTTGATGCTGAGAAAGTCAGAGCTTCTGCTTCCAAAGATATTTTGCAGGATGATAATAAACTTGCGACCTACATGACTTCTGTTAAGTCGGAAGTAGAAGATGCGCTGAAGACTATTGCTCCAGAAGACGCGGTAGTTGCTTATGACTCTGTGGAGTTTGAGACTCAGGACATCGGTGGAACCAAAGCAGATTACACTCCTCTGCTGGACTCTCTATCCAATATGGAAGCTACCGGCCTCAAAACTCCACCTTCAGTTTTAGGGATGCGCTCTGCGGGATCTCAAGCATTATCAAATTCAGAGACTCTTATATTTTTGAAGACTGCTGCAGCACTACAGACTCCAGTCGAGGCTATCTTGTCTCGGGCTCTGACTCTGGCCTGCAGACTGTACGGTGCAGATGTTTATGTGAAATTCACGTTCAACAGTATTGACCTACGACCTGAAGCAGAATTAGAAGCTTTCCGTTCTATGCAGGAAGCTCGTATCTTGCAGAGATTATCCTACGGGCTGATCACTGATGCTCAAGCAGCTCATGAATTAGATTTGCCGTTCAATCCTGCGGCACCGGTACTTTCAGGAACGAATTTTTATAAAGCAGCACAAACCGGATCACCTGGAACTACCTCAGGTGGGATGGAAGATACTCTTCAGAGCGATCAGCCTGATAAA